CTCCTAAAAATCTACATTTGTCTTTTGACATTACAAAAAACAACAAATCTCCAGTAGGAAAAACATCAAGTAATCGTGCTTGTTCCTCAAACCCCAATTTCTTGACAAACTCTATTGACTTGTCGTTACTACTAACCACGGGGCAAACAATCTTATCTACCCCCAATTGTACAAAAGGATAATCAAAAATGGTAGATAAGTATTGCTTATTTAATCCTTTTTCAAGGTAAATATGGCAAGTTACCGATTTTTGGTTAAAGTCCTCATACCACACTACTGATTCTATTTGATCCGTTACCCAACCAATTGTGCTGGAATTTTCGGGTGTCCATACCATGTTTAACTTTTGGGCGATAAATGGCCCTAACAAGTCTTTATCAAAACATAGCACTAAATGACTCCACCCTTCTCCATAACATAGTCGGTACTAGCCCAATGGAACTCTATCCCTTGGCTTGCCACATTCATACTAACTGACCCCGCATAGCCTAATCCTGTCACGCCCTGCCATGTCTTTGTGGTCACTAAACCACCGCCCCAATTAGCGTTATCCCATACATCTAAATCCCATTCACCAGTAAGTAAGATGGCGGGGTTAAAAGATATTTGGTTAGTCAATTCGACTGTTTCGTAATCGGTGCTTAGACCGCATAGAACGGTCGGTAAGCCGTTATCTGTCTGTAGGATAGGGCGTACCATCGTAAAGCGTTTTTGTTGCCCCCTAGACTCAAAATAAGAGTAGGCTTGCTGTACAAAACCTTTGATGTTTGTGCCTGCATCGGCAAATGAGTCGTAAAAACGAGCTACAAAGCCAGTTCCACCAAAATACATATCCTCATTGCTCATTTCCCAACAATTTGCTGAAATATTGGTAAACCTAGACCAAGACTTTGTAATGTTATGCATGACATATTGCTCAGTATTACTTGTTACGGGAACATTAAGAATCAGCATATTGTATTTGGCTAGGTAGTTAATTTGCCAGCCAAAATTGCTTGAATAATTGTCTGTTGCTTGGTTAATAGCGTAGAAAATCTTATCGGTAATATTGACTCTAGGGTCTAAACGGGTCGATTGAAGTCCTGCGGATAGTGGAACTAAGCCTTGCTGGGTCAATAATAGGATGTCACCACCATATTTAAAGACGCATTTACGGGCAAAGGTAGAACCTATGTTCCAAATACCAATTAAAGCCCAATCCGTTGGGTCGGATGGGTTAGAACCCTTGTAAACAGCGACTTCTCCGTTACTTGTAACGAATACGGCTAGGTCATCGACCCCGTAACCAGCGTCAATAGTCCAAGTTCCCATCGCTTGTAGGTAGCCACCATTTTTAAAGATGCCACCCAACGGAAATTTAGTAACAGCCCCGTTAATTGAGTCTACAGGCAAATACCAAAAATTAAGAGAATCTTCCTCGACAAAGTACAGACGCTCTTTAAACAAGTTGACATACGCAAATGTATTAGAGTTTTTACCTGTAATAAAGTAATTAATCGTGTAAGTACCCATCACAGTTGCATTACCGCTTGGGGCGGTTGCCATTGTGTAAGTAAAAGTTGTCGCATTTGTGACTGTAATGCGGTAAGTTCCGTTAAATTCTGCGGGTGTTGCACCTGCTACTGTTATGGTGTTACCTGTGACTAGACTATGTGCGCTGGCAGTTACTAAGGTAGCGGTTAGGTTACCCGTTCCACCCCTAGTAATGCTAGAAATAGTCTGTGCGGTGCTTGTTGTAGCCGACCTAGACCACCTAGTACCATCATAAACAACCATCGGGTCAACATTGTTAACAGCAGGCATAAAAGACCCACCCGCAGTCGTAATCATGCAATGAATCCACTTACCATTGGTGTTTCCTGTAAGACTAGAGGTAGCCGTAGAGGTACTGGCATCATAAATAATCGTAGCCGTTGCCGCAAACAATGTGGTAGTTGTTGGGCTGGCGTAACTCATTAAAGATAAAACAGCCCCAGCAATGCCTGTAGAGGTCTTGGTATAGCCTTTTCTAAGGGTTACATCCGTAGGCGTAGGAAAGAAGTTGACCATCTGAACCGCATCTAAGGGGTTCATTTCAGCAAGCGAATCCCTAGCGTTCCACCCACCAATCGGGGCGGCAACAGAAGAAGTGGTAGCCCTAAACCTTTTAGCAACCGCCATGATTAAGACCCGTAGCCGCTGTCAGGAATGTTTGCATAGCCAATCAATATGGCACTTGGTTGCGGTGCAAAGGATAGGGTAGCAGAGCCTTTATCGTTAGCCTTGGCAACATTCAAATAACGGGTGTAATCTTGTTGCAATGCAGTAGTATCAAATGACTTAATTTGGAAGTATTTAAGTTTAGTCAGCAATACGATTACAGCGTCATCTAGTACTGTTGTATCGGTATCGACTGTAAAGCTATTCTTTACGGCATTAGCGGCACTTCTAGCCCAGCCCTTAGAACGGTACTCAAACCCTAAATATTCTAAGGTGTTGTAGGGTGGCCATATTTCAAATTGGTTACCTAATATTCTCCAACGAATCCGTGGGCCTGTAGAGATATAACCCGACTTTAGCCATTGCCATTGTTGTGCGGTAACTGGGCCAAGCATTTGCCAATGTTTAGTTTTATCCCAATGCGTGTTATCGGTAATGGTTTCATAGTCACTTGGCAGGGGGTAAATAGTCTTACTAAAAGTAACCGTACCGCCTACAGAAGTAGCTGAAGCCAATTGACTAGAATTTAAGCTAGTTGAATTAATAACTGTATCAACATAACTGTCTTGGGGGATGCTTGTTCCAACAATGGAATAAGTATTGTCCAAACCTGCGGTACTTGGAATATTAGTTAATAAATAGCTGTTATTCGTTGTATCGCAGGTAGTGGTAATTGCTGTGGTGTAAAACCTATATTCCAATTCCAATGCTTGCCAATCGTGTTCCTTAATTAAGTCATACCCTGCACGGTTCATTAACGCAAGAACTTGTTGCACATCTTGGCTAGTGTTACCTTGAACATAGGTGGGTATGGCTAAGTTAAGTTCAGCGGTGACTTGCTGGACTAATTCAAGCATTGTTGATGACATATTAGGCTTCCTCTGTGGCTACCGCTTTCTTACGGGGTTTTTTTTCACCAACAGCGGCTAAAATAGTGGCCATTTGTTCTTGCATTATGGCTATCTTGGCATCTGTATCTTGTTTTATTTTAGCAGTTTCTAAGTCTTTTTTGGCAAGTTCTTCCTTCAAGACATTAATTTCATGTTCACGCTTATCGGTTTCTGCCGCATTGGTGGCTAGATTTAAAAATGCCTTTGCCTTGTCACGGAACGCAAAAGGTGACATTCCTGCCGCCATTCCTATGCGTTGTAAGTGCTGATCTGAAGCACCTGCAATAGACTCTACCGTGTAAAACTTTAATGCTCGCAGTTCTTCTGCCTGCGATTTAGACACTATTGGCCATTCTGTTACAGGCGTTCCAACCACCTCAACATCGTTTGCACCCTGTCTATTCATGTAGTTTGCCCATTGGATAGGGAAACGGGTCTTATGACTTGGTAGGGTATAAGTGTCGATTTCGGTCAAAGAATCACCAGCTACGCAAATATGAACAAAATCAAAGTCTTTAAAGATTGGTCTGCCTGCGTCTAGTGATGCTTGGTCTTGTTGGATTGATCGTTTGTAAAAACGAACTTGTAACCGAGCATCTGCATTGTTTTGATCTGAAGGTAATGCCATTTTTAATTCTCCTAAGTAGTTAGGTTGTTAAAGGTAAAAAGGGGCTACCAGTTAAGGCAACCCCTCGTTTTTACTACATTTTGTTATTAAACACTAGCCTTGCTAAAGAAGCCATAATCGCCTGATGCCATTGAAGCACCTGACACATATGTACCTGCACCCAAAGTAGTTTGGAATGTAGATGCGTTAATTACGCAAGTAGCGGTGGAAGCCGCAATTGCGACACCAGCTTGGGCAAAAACATAACGGAAACCTGTGTTTCCAAATGTTTCAAAACCTAGTGGGCCAAAGGTTGATATTGCTGTGCCAGCAGAATTTGTATTTGTGGTAGTCACATTATTCAAATCTACGCCAGCGATGGGGAGAATGCTATATGCCATGATAATTTTCCTTTTCTATGGATGTGATTAAGTACCTGTCAAAATGCCTTGTAATGAAGCATTAGAGCAGGTCATATTACCCGCCCAGCCATACAGCTTCACGATTGCATCTTGATTGATGGATTGACGCTCACCACCGATAGGTACAAAATTACGCTCTTTGTGAGGGCGGAAGAAGATGTAATTAGTATTCAAGAGGTACATATGTGTTGCTGTTTCTTGAGCACCAATACCACCACCTAATACCACATCAGCAGACATACCGCCACCGTAGAACTTCAAGGATGCAAAGCCAGCCGCACCTTCGTCAACACCAGCAATACGCTGAATCGCTTGCAAAGAACCTACATAGCGTGAATACAAGGTGTTACCAGCAACAATTAAGTCAACTTTGTCTGTGCCACGAACAGATTTAATAGCGGCAGTAGTCATAGCGGCTTGAATTAATGCGGCAGAGTCAGCACCAGTTGATGCTTGGTTTTGCCAAAAAGTAAAGTTAGCACGGTTAATACCACCATAAGTACCAGTTGTATTAGAAACTGGAACAGCGGCCGCCAAACCTGTAATGTTTTTTCCACCGTTACCTGTACCGTCACCATAAAGGTCGGTAGAGATACGGTTTAGCAAACGGGCTTCAGAAACTTGCATACGACCATCTAACAGGTCAATGATTGCTTCTTTAGACGAGTTTTGCAACATTTCTAGACCACTCATTGTCACAGAATCAGCGTACTGCGTAATGCTGTACTGAGCCGCAGAGATAGGGCTATCAGGGGTAATATCCAATACTTCATAGCCACTATACGAGTTAGCATTGTTAGTAGTTGGATCGTTGTACATGATTTCTTCAAGGATTACATTACCGCCTGAAAAACTACGGACATTACCCTTTGAGTTCAATCTTTGTAGGATTGCATTGTTTTGTGTCAAGTTATCTGCCAATACTCCACTACGACTTTGAATGGTGGTAGCGATAATATCGGTGATTGCGCTATTTGCGAATGCCATGATATTTCCTTTATTAAGTTAAGTTAAACCCGACCACCCTCAACATCAGCTAAATTAGCCATCAGTAAGGATCGTCTATCCTTTGCATCTGTGCTTTTCACTTGACCGCTAGGAGTAACGGATCGTGGACTAACAGCAGTTGCTTTAGCTTTAGCTACTTGCTGTGCCTTAGATGCTTGGGTACTTGCTGATCTCAGGAGTTTGTCCTGATCCAGTTTGTACGCTTCATCGTTGATACGCACCGCTTTGGCATAAGCCGTTTCAAGGTCTTGGGCTATACCTCTCTCAAGTAATTGAGCCATCTCTTCCCGTACCATGTCAAAGTGAGGAAACCTCTCTTTGTTGCTACTTACCCGACTGATTTCATTACTCAATCGTGCATTTTCTTCTTGCTCCCGAATCGCTGACAGTTGTTGCACCTGCTGTTGTGTTGCTTGTAGCTGTTGCATTAACTGTTGTTGATACGGGTCTACATACGCCTGTTCAGGCATCTGAAGTGCATCTCTGTTTAATTGTATTCCATAATCTTGTGCAAGTCTATTAAAGGCATTTAGCTTCTGTTCTTGAGTTCCATTGGCTAA